AGGTCATCGCAGTGGACATCACCACCGGTATCTCCACCCTGAAGAAGTGGGATGCTCCTCGCGATCCGAGCGAGATGACCGACGATGACATCCTGCTGGGTGCTGGTCCGGGTTACCAGTCCGAATCCTACCGGATGTACCTCAACACCAACGTGATGCCCCATGCGTTGGCCTGCGACAGTCGCCTGCACCTGTACGGCACCACGGCGTCCTACATCAAGGTGTTCCTCGGCACCGACATCAGTCAGGCTGGTGAGGTGATCTCCGCCTTCTACGACCAGTCCGGTCAGTTCCTGGGCGAGAACATCCCGCTGGAAACGGTGGTCATGCCTGGCGTGGACAACCGCGCGGTCAAGGCGCCCAAGGTGGGCTACACGCTCCGTCAGCTCAATGACGGCGAAGTGGTCACCGTGGTGGTGTACGACGATGCAGCACACGCGATCTCCATCGCCAAGATGCTGATCAAGAACACTGCCTTCGTCCGCACTCCGGACGCCTCCACCAAGTACATCACCTCGATCCACGTCGAGTCGCCCTTCATTTCCAGCTCCAACCCCAAGCTGATCGAATACCCGATCAACATGCCGGTGCAGAGCCTGAACCTGATGGGTGTGGTGACCTACTCCGACGGCTCGCGCCTGCGCATGCCTGTGGACGGCACCAAGTTCTCGATGCACGGTCTGGAGAACTACATCGCCACCGTGCAGGGCCAGAAGCTTCCGCTGGTGCTCAGCTACAAGCTCTCGCCCAACGAGTACTCCTACGTGGTCGAGCCTTCGCCGAACAAGCACATCTCCGAGGCGTACGAAGCCACGACCCTGCGTGCCGACGGCGCGTACACGGTCAAGCTGTTCGCCTACCCGGTCTGGATCAACGCCCTCAGCGGTTACCGTCTGGAGTACTACCTGTACAACCTCGATCGCGACCAGGTCTACCCGGTCACGAATCTGGTGCAGATGGCCTCCGACAGCCGCGCGTTCAATCCGATCGAGTACGGCACGGTGCAGAAGATCACAGTGGCCATCGACCTCAATCGGGTCGACAACCGCTTTGCCAACTACCGCCACGTGCAGACCTTCGAGATCACCCTGCTGGCCGAAGGCACCAACGCCAACGAGGACAACTGGACGGTGGGCTTCTCGCCCGGCCAGAACCCCCCGTACGGTCCCGGCCTGCAGGCACTGGCCAACTTCATCAACGTCAACAACTGGCAGCTGGATATCCGGTGCCAGTGCGCGACCAAGGAAGAATGGCTCACCCGCGTGTACTACGCCACCCAACCGCTGTACGATCCCGAGTCCGAAGCCCGTGCTCCGGAACCGAACTTCTTCGTACTGGTTGCGGGCAACCATCGGGTGGAAGTGCCGATCGATGCGTGGGACAGTCTCATCACCACGCACGAAGCCCCGATCGACGGCGCTCCGGTCTACCTGGAGTTCCTGCGTCGCGGCGTGACCACCGATCTGCAACTGGGCGTTTCGGCCCTGATCACCCACTACCCCTCCGGGGCGTAACAAAACGACGCAACAAAACAAGTACCGCGCTAGGCAGGGGGCGACCCCTGCCTAGCCGGTGCTCGTTCTAAGGAGTTTGCATGATTCTTTTCGCACATGACTGGCAGCGCTTCCCCACTGCCATTGCTGATACCAAGACTACGAACACCAGCTTCATCCGTCTTGCTCAGCTTTACAAGTCGATGGGCATCAAAAACCACATGTTCCACTTGGCGCTGATGCAGCCCGAGTTGCAAGGTGTGGATCCGCATGACCCCAATCTGACTGAAATGCAAAAGCTCATGATTGGCACCGAGTGTCGTTTCAATCCGTGGTACTTCTTCCGAGAGGTCGTCCGGATTCCGCCCGTTGCCGGTCCTGATCCCGTACAGTTTCGAGCCAATCGCGGCAACATCGCCCTGTATTGGTCTTTCTTCAACAACATTGACTCGGCCCTGATCCAGCCGCGTCAGACGGGTAAGTCCGTGGGTGTGGACTGCCTGATGGTTGACTTGATTTACATCCTGACAACCAACACCAAGATCACCATGATCACCAAGGATGATCCGCTGCGCAAAGCCAACGTGGAGCGTTTGAAGACCATCCGGGATCTGCTTCCGAAATACCTGGTCAACATCACCGCAGCCGATGCTGACAACCAAACCGAACTGACCTGCAAAGCCTACCGCAACACCTATACGACTGGTGTGGCCCAGAACTCCGAGTCGGCAGCCAACAACTTGGGTCGTGGTCTGACCTCTCCGATCCTGCAGTGTGACGAAGGACCGTTCATCAACTTCATCGGTGTCTCGCTTCCGGCAGCCCTGGCTGCGGGTACGGCAGCACGCGATGAGGCCAAGAAGCACGGTCGGCCTTATGGGAACATCTTCACCACCACCGCAGGTAAGAAGGACGACCGCGATGGTCGCTTCATGTACGACCTGATCCATGGTGGCGCACCGTGGAATGAAGTCTTCTTCGATGCCCGCAATAAAGAAGACCTGGTACAGATGGTCATCCAGAACTGCACTGGCCGCAAGGCATTGGTGAACATCACCATGTCCCATCGCCAGCTCGGTTACACTGACGAGTGGCTCTATGACGCTATCACCACCGCAGCGGCCTCCGGCGAAGCTGCCGAGCGCGACTTCCTCAATGTCTGGACCTCTGGTTCGCAACGTTCGCCGCTGTCCACGGCGCTGAACGAACGCATTCACGAATCCAACATGGAAGTACAGCATTCGGAGATCTCCCCCGAACGTTATATCCTGCGTTGGTATGAGCAGGAGGACAATATCGAGGAGTACATGGCCAACAACCACGTGGTCATGGGTCTGGATACCTCCGATGCCGTGGGTCGCGACACCATCGCACTGGTGGGTGTGAATGCATCTGACCTGGCCACGGTCTTTGCAGGTACCTACAACGAAACCAACTTGATTCGGTTTGCTGGCTTCTTGCTCTACATCTTGGTCAAGTACCGCAACACGACCTTGGTGATCGAACGCAAGTCCAGCGCTCCGACGATCATCGACTATCTGCTGCTGAGGTTGCCTGCGCACGGAATCGATCCGTTCAAACGCATCTTCAACCGCGTCGTTGATGAGGCCCGTGAAAATGAAGATGCCTACCGTGAACTTCAGGCCGCCCGCTTGGATTCACGTTCGGAGAACTTCTACGACACGCGTAAAGCCAAGTTCGGTTTTGTCACCAACGCTGATAACCGTACTGTCCTGTACACGACAGTGCTGCAGAACGCGGCCAAGAAGGCCGGCCATCTGGTTCGCGATAAGACCCTGTCTGGGGAAATCCGCGGCTTGGTGGAAAAGAACGGACGCATCGACCATGCAGCCACAGGACACGACGACCACGTCATGGCGTGGCTGTTGGCGCACTGGTTCCTGACCCATGGTCGCAACCTGTCGCACTACGGAATCGATGCAAGCGCCATCATGCGTAACGTCTCTGAAATGGGACGACAACTGACGGAGGCTGAACTGCACGAGCGAGACATGCAGACCCGCTACATGCATGAAATCGATCAAGTGTTGGAGGATCTTCGCAACGCCAGTGATGAGATGTCCATCGCCAAGCTCGAACACCGCCTACGTGTGCTTACCAGCCGCGTGACGGTCGCTGCCAACGATGACGCCATCAGTATCGATGCCTTGATCCAGAACGCCTCTGAAGAGCGCCTGAAGCGTTTGAAGATGCGCACGCGTCAAGCCTATTTGGGAAATGGTCGGATGGAACGTCCGGTCAACAACCCTTTCGACTGGCGACGCAGGTAGACGGCATAAGGGGAGGGCTCGCGCCCTCCCCTCTATGCTGCTTACTTAAACCGCCATCGCCAACCGCAGCTGCTCGTGCTTGCGGTATTGTTGGATAGCATGGTTCAACCCTTCGCGCAGCGCATGGTCCAGCGCTTGCTTGATCTCCATCTCGGAGACCACCACCTTGGTGTATTCCACTCCGTCGACCTTGATCTCCACCCGCATGTGCCACAGGGTGGCCGTGAAGTCCTTCCGCCACGGATACAGATAGCGGCGTGTGATTTCGATCGGCATGTGGTGGATCTTGGCAACTCGAATCGGCGCGTAGTTTCGGGACCCCACCATACGTTCGACCATTTGCGGTTGCCCGATCTTGGTCGTCTTACGGGAAGGGCCTTTCAACAGCGCTTTGATGCTTAGTCTCATAGTGACATCTGGAAGGGAGTGTGGATGCCTCGGATTCCGTCGATGAATGCCGTGATGGCCATCGCATGCGGATATTCCGTCCATTTCAACAACGGATTGCAGAGCATCGGATACACGGTGGGGACGAAGAAGCGCGCATCCAGTTTTTCCCGGAGGTAGTCTGGTGCCACGCAAACGACTTCATATACAGTGCGGCAGTGGTCAGGAACCCACCATCGCTTGTACGTTGTGCGGTAGATGATCTGCCGAGATTGCACGTAGGCTACCACGTCGTCCTTGACCGAGGTGGCGTGCATACGCACAATCTCATTTTTGACCTTGCCTTCGAAGACTTGAGTGATGGACGGACCTTTGAGAGCATCGTACAACTCCCCCAGAACTTCGATTAACCAGCGCATCTGTCCTTCTCCTGCTCGATGATGGGTAGAAGGTTATCAGTTCTGGTAATAACCCATGGCCAAGGCTCGGAGGACCAGATACAGCTGCACGCCCGTTCGCACGGAGGCAACCACACTGGAGCTCTTGGTCTTGATCGCATTGGTGACGATCTTCTCTGCCAGTTCCTTCGTGTTCAACAGAGTAGGGTCGGCCATGCGCGAGGCCATATACAGCGAACGCAGCTTCACCAACAAGGGCATCAGTCCCGAGTTGCCTGACATCAGACTGCGGTTAGCAGCCATCAGTTCAAAGGCGTAGATCAGGGTCTCATCGACCAACTGCTCCACTTCCTCGGCTCCCTTGACGCGATGGTTGGTGCTCATCCACTCCAGCGTCTCCACCAACAGGCGGGGATTCATGGTGTGCATGGCATCACCAATGACATTGACCAGCTCATGTCGAATGAAGCTGTTCTTGTCGCCAATGATGTCATGGGTATAGCGGATGTAGGTACTGTACTTGCGAGTCTTGTCCTTGAGCACTGCGGTACCGTCGATCTCCATGACCGACTTTTCCGTGGTGATCTTCTGACCCTTGGCACGTACTTCGTAAAACACGCGGGTGATCGACTTGACGATTTCCCGCAGACGTCCCTGGATGTCGTTGATCATGTACAAGATCGCTGCTTCCGGGGAGAACTCCATGTAGGCCCGACGGTGGATGTCCTTCGGAGCCAGGATGTCCTTGGCACGCCGATGCAGCAGCACGTTCCAGCTACCTGCGCTCTTGAGCGCGAACTTGTAGTTCAGTGAGGCATAGACGGCCAACATGGTCGCCTGGTCTGCCGGGTAGGGGTAGTAGTGCGCCATCAGCGAACCGAGGAACTTGTATTGCAGGATCAGCAGCACGTCAATGCTGGCCGCTTCCTTCTGGGCTGGGCTCAGCTTGGGACTGTTCTGGATGGCATAGACCAACCAGATGCAGGAGATGTTCATCACATCCGAGGCGCGCTTCCAGGCCGGGTCGACCGACTTGAGGGCGTGGATGGACTCCTCGAGCGAGAGCTCGTCGATCTCCAGT